GTATTATCTTTTCCAAATCCGACATTGAGTGCTGTTCTTAATTGGTTAATGTATATTTTACAAATTCCGAGTTTGTAGAAAAGTTCACTCCTGATACGGAAGTATTTATAAAGAGCCTTTGCTCTACCTCCCATCTCTGCTTTACCCTCTGCCATTTTAGCATCTATGTTATCTGCACAGTCCATAGCAGCAATAGAATCGATTACTAAGAGTATCGGTTCATTATTAGTTAACTGAGAACGAAGGTATATTGCTAAGTCTGCTACTGCATCCGATACGTACTCTATACGGGTATCATTAATGCAAGTTACCTTAGTTGGGTCTACACCATTAATCTCTGCCCAGGAATTCATCCAAGATTGTTCGGCATCTACCCATATTACGTGTCCACCAAGTTGAATTGTAGAATATGCAAAGTTGTATGCAATAAGAGACTTACCTGAAGATTCTTCTCCAGCAATTTCAATGGATTTTCCCCAGGGTATGCCCCCTCCGAATAAATAGTTGAGAGCAAAGAATGTTGAAGGTAACCATAAACCTGTTTCCTTAGTTTCTGATGCTACCTTAATCATCCCACCATATTTTTTCAATATCTCATTTTTGGTTGGTACTTTTAAACCTACCTTTGTTTTCTTTGCCATAATGTATTCTGTTTAAACTAAAGAAGGTGATAACAGAACGAATCTAATTACCACCTTCGAATGAAACCATATTTACTAACCCTTAAATATCCGACTTATATTTTTTCTTCTTTTTCTTGGGTTCCTCATCTTCCATGTAATGGTCCTTGTGAATACCCTTTTTCTTTTTCTTCTTTTTAGGTTCATCATCATCAGATTCATGGTCCTCATTGAGATACTGTGCAAGTAGTTTCTCAAGTTCATCGTAGTCTTTTATCTGAGAACGAACTATGTTTTCCAAGTCTACGTTACCTTGGTATTTCTTATCCAACTTAGTTGGTTTGCAAGCACGGGCAGAATAGGTAGTGTCCAATTTACCTGAACCAGAACGGATGATTTTGATATCATACCCAGTTCTTGGGTCAGTCATATCACCAGCCTCATCTTCATCAAGGTAAAGATCAATGATATCTTGATATACTGAGCGAGGTACTAAAACTCCCTTATCCTTACCATCGTAGTCGAATTTAGTACCCTTTTCATCTGCATATACTGGTCCACCAATAACGTACCTTCTTCTTGGTACAAGGTTCTTTGCAAGTTCCTTGTCATCCTCATCTTTGGAATTTTTCAGTTCTTGATACTTTTCCATAAATGGGCAAGGCTCATCGAAAGTAGCAGGAGATATAACTCCACCCAAATTACCTCCCAGATAGAATTGGATAATCTCTATACCCAATTCTTGGTCATCACCTGGGGATTTAATTCTCATGCGTAATGTACCTTCTTTGGGATATACCAATCCATTACCGTTTCCCTTAGACTCTAGCTGTTTTTTTCTAGCTAGCATCTTTTCCTTAGTAGAAAGTCCTTCTGAAGATACTTTCTTTTTCTTTTTGTCCTTGTCTTTTATCATAATATTAATTTTGATTGTTCGGTTCTGAGTATACTATCTCATTCATAGACAGTACCGTAAGATTGTTCTTCTCCAAAAGTTGTTGCAATGCAGGAGATAATTCATCGGTTGGGAATTCAAGTTCCTTGCCTGCATACAAACCATAGGTAACGATATTACCAATCTTTACCAAATCCCGGTAGGTTTTGTATTCCTCTGTGATTTCCCCACTCTTTACTACCACGCCCTTACGAGGTACTCCCTCTTTTACTTGTTCCGGAATGATAAGCCCAGATTTAGTTTGGTTTACTTCTTTCGGTGATAGGATAAGTACCCGATTTTCGGTTGGGCATCCCGGTAATTCTTGATTGAATTTCTCAGCTACAAGAGTTGAGATAAATGACATTGAATAATTCATATTCTAATACTGTTTTTAAAAGTTAGTAATTGTTTATAGTTCAATAGGTTATCCCTTTCTAAGGTTTGCATTAATAGTTCTTAGTATATTTTCGCGTGATTCATAAGCTCTACATATACTGATGAACTTATTTGCTTTCTCTACTGCTTTAAGATATCTTTCGCATATAGAGGCATACTTCTTATTAAGATTTGCCTTATGAGATACGTAATCGTTATTCCATCTCTCATTAGCATCCTTATAATATATCCAAGCTTGGGAATAGGCTTCTTCCTTTTCCCTTGCTAGTAAGTCCCTTTCCCTTATATACTTATCTCTCAGTGAGCATAAGATATAATAACTAGAGGGAGAATCTCGTAGCTGAGAATTGATAATATTCTCATTGATAGATAATTCCTTTTGTATATCTATCTCGATTGATTTACCCTCAAATTTCACCTTCAGTTTCTTCAGTTCTATCTTCATGGACTTTCAGTAGGTTTTTAAAATCTTCTTTACTGTATTTGCCTTCTTGAATTGCCTTTGATACTTGAGCGAATGCTGCAAAGTAGGCCCTATCTAAACCTGGTAAGTGTAGAAGAGATTCATATTTACCTATTATATCAACTAAAGCTTTAAACCTTAAGTCGCATAGCTCATCTGAACCACCCCTATCTACTAATACAAGAAACGTAACCCAGTATATATGAACAGCATCTTCGTAAGCTAACTTGGCTTCATCATCGTTACCCATTACGTTAAATGCCAAGTCCTCTAATATTTTTAGATTGCCTTGCAATTGACCTATTTGTTCTTTTACTCGATTGAATAACATTTTATCCCTACCTGCTAACTTTAAGTTAGCTTTTGCCAGATAATCGAATAGCCCATCTATTGAATATACCAAGCATGCCGATATCATATATGTTAGGGATGATAATCTGTTGGCATCTAGCCTTGCTTTTTCCGCATTCGTCATAGTCTCATAATTTTATATTATTTATGTAGACATAGTATCCTCTTTCCTCAAGTTGGTAGTTGTTTTTGCTGAATCTGAATGCTTTAAGCTAATTTTACAATTTGGGCAATGTACTACTCTAAAGATACTATTGTCAGCAACATTATATACTCGTTCTGTTTCACTAGTATCATATTCAAATTCGCAATCACAGCAAGGACATTTAGCTCGCCATACCGTGGGCCCGTTCAAAATCTTTTTCATACTTCTTTATTTGTTTGTTAAACCTTTCCTTAAATTGCTTGATGTGAATATGCTTATACTTCTTATGTTCTTCCATATATTCCTCAACTGAGAAATCTGGTTGAAGCATCTTGTTATAATCATACCCAGGAATAAATGGTAATTCTTCTGCCATTGACCTACCAATAGTAAAGTCCATATCCATATCTACATCATCTACTTGGAAACCAAAGTATTTCTTTGTACTTGGATTACGTAGAATATTCCAGATAGTATATACTGTCCAGGTGTTTATATCTTGTGGCTTAGAATACATATAAACAGCATCATGAACTGTACAAGCTTCTTTCATCATTGGCAATTTCCCTTGTCTCATTAACCAGTATACAAGAATTGCTCCAAAGTTTGTCATATTTGCTGCAGCACCCTGACAAGGGAAATTCAAACCTAATCGGATAGCATAAGCAACTTCTTGTTTATCGTTAGAATATATCTGAGGTAATCTTCTCTTAGTTCCGAATAATTGGGTATAATACCCATTCTTACGTAAGAACTTCTCTTGCTTCTCTTTGAACTTAAGTATCTTTGGGTGTTTCTTAAAGAATTCATCCATTTCCTTACGAGCTTCTTCTTTCGAAACTATAATACCAGCTTTTGGGTCAGATAATTTAACTGCTAGAAGAGCATCACCAATACCATAGATAAGTCCAAAAGCAATTTGTTTAGCTTGCTTTCTCCTTACCTTCCATAACTTATGGTCTGGGTGTGATTCATCCTCATATATTTTAGAAGCTTCCTCAATGGGTACTCCATACTTTGCTGCTGCTATACCAAGGTGAGGATCTACTCCCTTGGCAAATGCTTCAAGATAAGTTTCATCACCAGATAAGTGAGCCATCATTCTTAACTCTGCTTGAGAGTAGTCGAATGCCATATATAAATATCCGGGAGGAGCAACTAATTGTTTTTTGATATTGGGGTCTACAGATGTCTTTGGTATCTGCTGCATGTTTGGGTCTGCAGAACTAAACCTATTAGAGTCAGTACCGTGTATATTATATCTACCATGTAATCGAGAGTCATCTTGTACTTTCTCCCACCATCCGTAAATATAAGTCTTATACATTTTCTCTAACCCTCTAAGTTCCAATAACTTGTCAAGGAATATTGCTTTTGGTGATTCTGGGTTTTCTACCTTAAGCCTGAGATTAGTTAAAGTTTCCTCATCCGTACTGGGTTTACCAGATTCATTATCCTTGATTACCTCAAAATTAAACCCATGCTTTGAATACATGAGTGCAGGCAAATCAACTGGACTACCAAGGTTAATTGGTCTTATCAAATCCTGTTCCTTTTTAGTTGTAAATATACCTGCCTTGATATTAGATATCTTCTGTT